CGACGCGCGAACATGCGACGGACCGTCTCCGCGACGACGGTCGCCTTCTCGCCTCGGATCGCGGCCGATGTATCCTTAGTCCTCGTCATGCCGTCATCCTAACCGCGCAGGTCATACTTGCCAATCGCGTCAGGCGTCAGCTTCAACGACTTCCTCGTGGGGTGCCGGAAGTTTCCCCGCTGGGGGGTCCCGTTCATCCTCGGGGTCGTCAACGACCGGCTGCAGAACGACCTGCTCGACTTCTGGGCCAGCCCCGCGGGGCAGGACTGCTACGTCGAGCTCCCGCGAGGACACGGCAAGACCTCGATCCTGGCCGGCCAGCACGCCTGGGACATCGGCAACGACCCGTCCATCCGCATCAAGCACATCAGCTCCAACGCGGACGAGGCGTGCAAGACCGTCGTCATGGTCAAGCGGATCATGGAGTCCGACGAGTACAGGGCGGTCTTCCCCGAGATCGTCCCCGACAAGGCCATATGGGGATCGGAGGCCATCTCCGTGGTCCGCACCGGAGCCGCGGCGAAGCTCCGCGACCCGTGCCTCGAGGGCGTCTCGATCTTCGGGCGGGCCGGCGGACGCTCGGACAAGCTGACGTTCGACGACATCTGCGACATGCGGAACTCGATCATCCAGCCGGCGCTGCGCGAGCAGGTCAAGGACGCGGTCAGGACGGTCTGGCTTCCGACCCGCGACTTCTCGCGCGCCCAGATCCGCGGCAAGCCCCCGCAGACCATCCGGATCGGCACCCCGTACCACGTCTCGGACGTGACCGCCCTGTGGCGGGAGCGGCACGGGGCCAACGGCACGCTGTTCCGCAGGCCGGTCGTCGATTTCAGGTCTCCGTGGCCCGAGGTCTACGACGAGCGGACGATGCGCGAGCTCCGCGAGGAGTACGGCCCGGTCGCCTACGCGCGGGCGTTCGAGCTCATGCCGATCTCGAACGACCAGCTCGTGTTCATGCCCGAATGGCTCGACCGGTCGTTCTACGAGGAGCTGCCGCCGATCGTGAAGGCCGCGAACGACGTGGTCGCGGCGATCGACATGGCCTACGGGGAGGCCAAGGGCGTCGCCAAGCGGAACTCGAGGAAGGACTGGTCGGTCATCCTCGTCGGGCACAGGTACGCCGGAACGCTGTGGGTCGGCAGGATGCACCGGGTCCAGACCAGCTTTCCGGAGTTCGCGCGGCTCCTTTACCGATGCGTCTCCGAGCACGGGATCAGGCACGTCGCGGTCGAGATGACGGGCGGCCAGCGCGGGCTCGCCCAGCAGCTTCGGCAGGACATCCCGCACTGCTCGTTCATCGAGATGACCCGTCCCGGCGACAAGGTCCATCGCGCGCACGAGCGGCAGGCGTTCGTGGAGCAGGGCAGGTTCCGCATCCGGGCCGAGAACGGACAGCCGATCCGCGAGCTCCAGCCGCTCTACGACGAGATGACCACATTCCCCGCGGGCGACAACGACGACTGCGTCGATGCCGCCGTCGATCTGATCGGACTCGCCTCGGGCGGCTTCGGCTCGTCGTCCCGACCCGCGCTCGTATCGACCGGCAAGCCGAGGCTCTGGAGGCTCTATGGCAACTGACACCGACAACATCGACAAGGCCGACCCCAACGACGCCGCCGTCGCGCAGAAGGCCATGGCGATCGCGAACGCCAGCCCGATCGCCCTTCCGATCCAGCTCCAGAGGGCGTTCCTGCTCACCGCGAGCAAGGTGCTGCGCATCCCGTCCCTCGCCTACCGGCGGGACAGGACGCTCCAGCGCCAGATGCGGAACGACCCGGACGTCGAGAGCCCGCTCAACGACCTCAGACTCGCCGTCGTCTGCAACGACTGGTCCGTCGTGCCCGACAAACGAGACCCGTCCGATCGGGGCGTCGAGATCGCCGAGTTCGTCGCCCAGGTCATCGACGACATTCCGGGATTCACCGACTACATGATGTGGCTCATGGAGTCCGTCTGGTACGGACCGAGCGCATGCAACCACGTCTGGGCGCGCAGGGACGGAGACATCGTCCCCGGATACTGGCTGCCGATCCATCCGGACTCCATCGTCTTCACGTACGAGGGCAAAATGGGCCTTCGCATCAACGCGAGGACCGGGTACTTCGAGGGCGCGCCCGATCTGGCGACCGACGCGATCAGGGGCTACGACTCACCGGTCCATCTCCTGACGCCGGAGGAGCGGGCGTCGATGACGTTCATGTCGTTCCAGCGCCGGGCGCCCGACTTCGAGGAGCTGTTCGACACCGCCTACGCCTTCGGCGGACGCGGATACCGCGACGTGTGCTGGTTCTACTGGTTCATGAAGCAGACCGTGCTCCAGTCGTGGCTCGGCTACTGCGAGCGCCACTCGCAGGGGACTCGCGTCGGCCGATACCCGATGGGCAACGAGCGAGCCAAGGAGGAGATGGAGTCCATCCTCCGCAACATGATCGGAGACAACTCGGCTCTGCTTCCGCGGGCCGAGGGGCAGGCGTCGGGCATGGAGGACGCCTACGACATCGAGATCATCGACCCGCCCGCGGCCCGGTCGCAGGTCTACGCGGATCTGGTCGATTGGCTGTCGTCGAACCTGAAGGAGCTGATCGTCGGCCAGTCGATCACGAGCGAGATCAAGAAGGCCGGGACCGGCACCGGCGTCGCGGTCGAGCACGCCAAGACCTTCTCGCGGCACGTCCGCTACGTCGCCAAGCTGCTCGGCGAGGCGCTGACCCGCGATCTCGTCAGGCAGATCGTGGACCTCAACTTCGGGCCGCAGAAGCACTACCCGACGTTCGCCGTCTCCGTCGATCACCCCGAGGCGGACCGGCACATCGCCGCGGTCGAGACCTTCGTGAACCTCGGCGGAGAGGTCAGCGAGAACGACACCCGACGCATCCTCGGACTCCGCAGGCCGCGGGCCGGCGAGCCGACGCTGTCGCTCTCCACCATGGCCGCGGCCTACTCCCCGATCGGCGGCGCTCCCGTCGCCGGCGTCGCGGTCGCGCGGGACGGGGACGGGGACGGGCTGATCCGCGAGGCCGAGGCCAAGGATCCGTTCGCCCGCGCATCGGTCCGGGACCTCTTCGAGATGGCGTCGAAGCGACGGCGGAAGAGCAAGGCCAAGGCCAAGCAGGGCTCCAACTGCGGGAACACCGGCGACGGTTTCGCCGAGGGCAACAAGTGCGCCGAGGGCAGGCACAACTACCCGAAGCACCGCAAGAGCCCGACCAAAAGACGGACCGGGCGGAAGAAGGCAAAGCCGCACGGGGACGACGCATGACCGTCAGGACCGAGACCAAAATCCAGAGGGACGTCAGGAGCGTCCCGCAGGCGGGCCTCCGTCGCGTCGAGTTCGAGTCCGTCCGCGTCGCGCAGGCCGGATTCGCCGACGCCGCGCGGGGCGACCGCAAGGCCGCCGCCGAGACCGAGGACCGGCTCGCGATCGCCGCCGCCCTCGCGGCCCTCGCCGGAATGACCGCGCTCGCCTTCATGCTCCGCTTCCAGGAGCGGAAGTCCGGCATACACCGGCCCGACGCCGGGATCAATCCCACCCCCTCGTGGTCGGGCGTCGGATCCGTCGCGCGTCAGGTCGCCGCCATAGAGCCCAGACTCGAACGCCTCGCCAAAGCGGCCGAACGGCACGGCCGGGACGTGGCGGCCCGCCACGCGACCTCGATCATCTCCGCGTCCGCGTCCGTCGTCTCCGAGCACGGGCCGGAAATCGCCGCACGGGCCGCCCAGGTCTGGAAGGGCACCGATCTCGTCAGGCTCGATCCGGCCGACCCGCCCGAGGTCGCCAAGGCCGTCGCCACGATCTCCAAGGCCAGACGACGCATCGAGCTCGTCTACCGGCAGGCGATCTTCACCGCGTGGAACGACGGCGTCGCCGCCGCGGCCCTCATGCCCGACGCGGTCGCCGTATTTCCCCTCTGGCGCATCGTCGAGATGCAGGACCTCGTGACCCGCGGCAACCCCGTCGGCCTCTACCCGGAGCCGCATCGGCACTACCAGTTCAGCGGCTACGTCGCGACGATGGAGCGGATCGTCGCGCTCCGGATCGTCCCGCCCAACGGATACAACTGCCGCGCGACGATGGTCCCCCTGACGTGGATCGAGGCCGTCCGCGCCGGACTCGCCATCAGG